TTCAGCTTCTCGTCGAGCAGGGTGGTGTATTTGTTGAGCAGCCCCTGCATATCAGGCGAGTTGAGCGGCACGCCCTGCCGCGCCAGTGTCACCGCGTCGTCGCTCGCCGAATTGACCCCGGCCGTGATCGCGCCGTCGGCCTTCTGCAGGTCGAGCCGTTCCTTCTCGTTCAGCAGCCCGCGATAGGTCTGTGTCGTTGTCCTATCGACCACGCGGCCGACTGCAGTCCCGACCTCGGGCCCGGCCGCCTGCGTAAGTTCTTGAACCTTCGTGCGCTTGAAGGCATCGGCGGCTGCCAGATAGCCTTCTGGGTTATCCCGGAACTGCTGCCGCAAGGCGATGTCGGCGCGCTGCGCGTCACCGTCGGCCTCGGCCAGAGCGCCGACCTTGATCGCCCGCGAATAGGCCTGCCCGGCCAGCCCGAACACCGGCATGCGGTCGACCTGGACCTTGCCGTCCGGGCCGCGAGTGACCGCCTCGGCGCCGGCGCGCGCGGCCAGCGGGGTCGCTACCGCCTCCAGCGCATCGCCGGCCTTGTCGAGCCCGCGCGCCAGGCTCTCATAGGGCTGCGCGATATCGGCGCCGGTCAGCCGCGATTGCGGCGCCTGCGACGTGACGATCGGGTTCTGCTGGGTGATAGGGCTATCAACCATCATCCACCCATCGAACCGAGCGCGCCACTACCGGCCTTGAGCAGCGATGAGGCAATGCCGATGTCACCGCCGAGCAGCGCCGCGCTGGATGCCGATCGCATATAGGCCGCGTTGCTCTCGTCCATCAGCGCTTGTTGCTGGATGCCCGTGACCTTGATGTTCTTCTGCATCGTGCCCTGCTCCTCGACATATTCGCGGACGGACGATCCGGTCGGCGAGGTCGGGTCGGCGCGGGCGGCGGCGCGTACGGCATCGATATTGCCGAGCGTGGTGGTCAGGTTGCGCGTCATCTGCGCGTTGGTCTGGGTGGCCTGCAGCTCGCCATATTTCGCGGCGGCATCGAGCTGTTCGGCCTTGTAGGTGTCGGCTGCGGCCGTGCCCTGCGCGGCCATGCCCTGGCCAGCCGCCTGCATGCCGGCGGAAGCGACCGAAAGGACCATCGGAACTGCTGCTGCGGCGCCCATCAGATCGTTGCCTCTATGCCGATTTCATGGACCAATAGCGGGCCAGGCGTATCCTTGATGATGGCTACCCTGGCATCGTAAGACCGGCCAAGCGGTCGCCAGCGCTGCGCTTCCTCGCGGAGCGGCGGCGGCTGGGTAGCATCATCATCCTGGTTGTAGGTCGTGACCCGATAGGTGTTCATGATGGTGCCGAGCGCGGGCGAGGTCCGGGTCAACGGCCCCGAGAACAGACGCGCCATCAGGAAGCCGGTCGAGTTCGAGACGTAGACCGCCATGCGCGACACTCGCCGCTTGAACATGCGCTGGCCGATGCTGCGGCCGGGGTCGGCGTCCGGTACGAACGGCTCCAGCGTCGCGGTCCAAGGCTGGCCTGCGACCAGCTGCGCGGAAGCCAGGTTCTCGCCGCCGATACCTTGCGGAATGAGATTACCGTTGGCATCGACCTGATAGATGCCCATCTGGCGGGTGCCCTGATCCATCAGCGTGACCGAGCCGCCGGCCCACATCCACAGTGGGCCCTTACCGGCTGGCGCCGCGAGGGCGGTCGGCAGATTGTTGACGCTGACCGCGCCGTCCAGATATTGCGTATCATCAACCTGATCAACCAGCCCGACCGGTCCAGCACCCACGATAGTATAGATGCTGGTCATGATGACGGACGATTGCAGCGCAGAGATCCACGTCGTGGTGCCGACGCTGACCCACGGCGTCCAGCCGACTGAAGGCTTGCCGTCGGGGCCGGGCTCTATGAGGCCCGACTTCATCGAGTACTTCCCGACCACGAGTGAACCATCGTCCAGCGCGATATAGATGTAGGTTTCCTCGAATTGCGGCGACTCGGTCGGGATTGCGATTGCGATCGGCGTGCGACTCTTGAAGAGATGGCCATGCAGGTCGGAGATGTTATCGATGATGTATGGCCGGTTATAGGCGCCAGGTGCCTGCACCGCGCCGACGCCGACTCCGCTCGGACGCATATAGATGATGGTCTGCTCGGTACGGCGCGGCTGCACGTTCGGCATGCAGCCATTCGCCGACAGCTCGATGAACGCGACGCTGCCAGGTACTAGCGGATTGCTGGTTGAGATCGGAATGAAATAGATCGCATTGTCGCAGAACACGAACTCGCTCGACTCCATGCCGGCGACCACGTATTGCACCTGCGATTTTCCCGGCGCGATTTCGAAGATCGCCGCTGATGGCGATGTCGTCGCAAGGGTTGGATCAACGGAAAAATCCGTCATTACACCGATTGCGCTCCACGCGATGCCGGACGGCACCGCCGGGAAGTTCGAGAAGATCAGCCGGCCCTGATCGAACGACACCGATGACGGATAGCCGCGATATTGGTTCATCACCTCGTCGTTCCAGAGCGAGACGGCACCCGGAGATGTCGCTGTTGCTCCCGCACTCATGGGAAGGCCGCCGTGTGGCCCGACTACCGTATCGGTCGAGAGAAACGACAAATTCGGCGGGATCAACTGAACCGTGATCGTATTTGCACCGCCATTGACTGCGGTGACGATTCCTTTGGCACCCGAGATCGATCCAATGACCTCGTCGCCGACATTGAACGTCCCGACGACCGTGCTCGAAAACGGCAAAATCTCGGAGCCTGGAAGCAGTGATTGAACGACGGCCGTTCCGGAGGTCGAATTGAACACTGCGGTGATCGTCATCTGCTGGCCGCACCAGCTCAGCCGTGTCCCGACCATGCCGTTTTGCAGCACCGGGGCCGAGAACTGGATCGAGACGTTGCCGCTCTGGCCGCCAGGCTGCAGCGTAATATTCGACGGCGAGATGCGATAGAACGGCGTGAGCTTCTGGCCGCTTACCGTAATGGCCTCATTCCAATTCGATTGAACCCACGCGGATATTTGTGAGACACCGTCCCAGGTCAAAATCTGGGGGATGTTTCCTGCATAGGCAATGTAGATCGAATCCTGATAAATCGCATATGTGATGCCGCCGTACTTTCCGGGCCCCCACGGCAAAACCGCTCCGCCGCCAGCGATGTTGGTGGACTGGAACACCTGAACGCCGGCCAGATTGTAGACGTGCAGATAGCCGTCTCCGAACACCAGATAGAATTTCTGGCCGGGCGACATCAGCACCTCTTCGACACGGCCGCGCTCCTCGAACAGCGCGCTGCGGCCGGGGCGATTGGTCGGCTTCTTGGAATTGAGAATGCGCCAGTTTGACATCTGGCGCGCGCCGGCTTTCATCGCCGCCATCTCGTCGGACCGCTTGACCGACACGTCGACCTCTCCGGAGGAGAAGTCCCGCTGCGCCCCGATGATTTTGGGATTGGCCAATTAGACCTCCCGGGGTCAGCCCGGAATACCGGAGCCGGATCCGGAGCCCCATTCGCCCGTACCGGATTGCGGATAGGGCCGGCGAATCCGACGCGACGCAGCCATGCGGCTGTTGAAAAACCGCCGCTTTGGTTTCTGCTGGTCGTAGCGGGTGCGCGCCTCCTGCAGCAGCCGCATCGCCGCCGCCTCACACTTGTCGGCTTCGCCAGCATCCTCGTGCAGGCCGCGATAGATGCCGCCCATCACGAATCGCTGCAACGACGCGATCAGCGTCGGGGTGCCGTTGGTCGAATCGGCAAGCGCACCCGAATTGGAGATGTACTGGATCGTCAGCACGGCCGGGGTCTGCGGCGGGTTCGGTGGCGGCGGGCCGCCCTGCGCGTTCACCAGCAGCAGCGGCGGGCCTCCGGCCGGGTTGGCCTGGATGTCATACAGCGCGAGCTGGCTGGTATTCCACGGGATCGGACTTGACGTGTTGTCGTTGATCTTGACCCAAAGCAGGAACACCAGGTCCGACGGCAGCGGATAGGCAGTGTCCCAATCGGTATCCGATGGAGCGGTCGGGCTGGGGGTCAAGGTCTTGACGAGCTTGGCATAGCCCCAGGAATGGCTTTCCATGATGTAGCCGAGCGCGGTCTCATATGCCGGCGAGCACACCGTCCATTCATCAGACCCGTTATCGGCCACATTGACGAGATTATCTCCCGTCAGCGCGAGGGCCGAATTGATGGTGTCCAATTTATCGTGCGGAAATTGAAAGGCCATGCTGCGACCTTGGGACCGGGTTCAGCGCGCCGCAACGCACCCCCCGCTGCCCAAAGAAAAACCCTTCCCCATGACAGGGAAGGGTCAGTTGGTCCCGAGAGAATGCAGCGTCAGAAATACGCGTAGACGACGGTGATGTTCAGGGCGGCCGAGTTCGATGAGGTGACCGGCGCGAAGTGCAGCGTCGTTGCGGCGGTGAGCGAGAACACCCGCTTCAACAGAAGCGCGTCGGTGGTAAACGTCAGGGCGTTGGCGCCCAACGCTTGTGCGGCAACCACATCGGTGCCGTTCGCCGTGGTGCCGACCGACATGCCGCCGGTCACGGCATTGGCCGTGGTGTTGCTCCAGATGATCTGCTGGATATAGGCGCCCGCAGGGATCACCGGCCCGACGATATCGGCCGTGCCGGATGCAGGCAGCGTGCCGGTGATCAGGAACGCCGAATTCTGCGACGGGTTCTGAACATAGCCCTGCGACTGAAAATAACCGATGTCGGCCTGAGCAATCAGCGCGCAGCCGTTCGAATTGAGGACGTAGAGCGTGCCGGATGGGACTTGACTGTTGGTGCCGCCGATGGTCCGTGCGCCGGTCGAGGCGCCGGAGACATCGCCCTGGCACATCAGCGCCTGGGGCGTTCCAGCGGCGGCCGGCGCGACCGCCAGCGGCGCAAAAGCCAGTGCCAGCGCGGCGAGGCCGGAAATCAGACGGTTGCGGATGTTCATCGGCGAATCTCCTGTTGTCCGAAGACGGGATCGGCGGCGCGCGCGGCGAGCAGATCGGCATCGCCCTCGCGCATGCGGCGCTCAAGCTCAGCCTGGCCACTGCCGGGCTTCAGGCCATCCGGCAGGCCGCGATTTGGCAGATTTGTATTGCCGCGCGTGCGCGACGAAACATAGTAGCGGCGCATTGCCTGGCGGCCTTCGGTGACCGCGGTCTGATCCCGCATCAGCGCATCATGGGCGTCGCAGGACCACATCTGGATTTCGACCGGGCCGTCATTGCGCTTGTGCCATTCGGCATGGTCGTCCTTGGCCTTCTTCCAGGCCTTCAGCGCGGCTTGATAGTCTTCCAGCGCCTCGGCAAACTCGACCTTAGCCAGCTCATATTCCGGGTTGCCTTCCTTGCCTCCCTTCGGCACTGACGGGCGCGATGGGGGCTTCGGCTTGGCCGGGCCGACATCCCACAGGA